AAACCTGGTTTAACCACTTTGGTAAATTTACCAAAGGTTTCTACCAATCCAACATTTGAAGTTCTAATAAATCTGAAAAATACCATGGTTTGATAATTAGGGTTGGAATATTATTCCGCACCAATCATTCTTTTTTTTTTCAATTTTTTGTCATTTAACCTTATATAATGAGTTACGGATATTGTCCTAATAGTTGTTGTCACAGCAGCAATTCATATTATTGTGGCTCTTGTAATGGTTCGTGCAATGATACACGTAGTGCCTCGAATTATTGCCCGGCCAATTTATGTTACGGATCTTGTCAACAATTACAATCTTATATTTGTTGTCTTAAAGGAGATAAAGGAGATCCGGGGCAACAAGGGGCCCATGGTTTGCCCGGAGAAAAAGGTCAAAAAGGTGAACCCGGTGATAGTATTGGAGTCAAGGGTGATAAAGGAGATAAGGGTGACATGGGTGATCCAGGAGAAACTGGACAAAAAGGAGAGCCGGGAGAACCTGGTGAAAAAGGCGATAAAGGGGATCCTGGCGAGGCTGGCGAAAAGGGTGACAAAGGGGAACCAGGTTCCACGGATGCCGATATTGCCAACATTGATTATACTGAAAATGACGTAGGTGACCAAGCCCAGCTCAATGTTTTGACCAACGATCATATTACGAGTGGCGTCAGTACAGTGGCTATTACAGCACCACCCAATCCAAATGTCGAAGGCACGGCAGATTTTGTGGGTCCGCCTGCCAATGGACAAATTGAATTTACTCCGGCACCCAGATTCACTTCAACAGCCATTTTTGGTTATCAGGTAACACCCACTGTCGGGGAACCTGTATCGGCCATGATAAAAATTAATGCTGATTTATCTTATAGTATCAATCCAGCTTTTTTATATATTACTGGTTTGGACAGTAATATTTACTTATTTGACATTAATAATAGCACATCAACGGCCGTTATTACAGGTTTACCACATAATCCTGCCAATATTGCCTCTAATTTGGATGACGCATTAATTTATTATCGTGTCGAAAGTAGTAACGTTATTTATTTTCATGATTTTGTTACGAATACCACACACACATTAATTGACCTGACAGGTTTGGTTCCCGACAATATTATTGCTCTTGGATTTGATAATGGCCAACATATTTTGTATGTTGGTTTTTTTAGTGGTACCGACATGGCAAAAATTGTGGTCGAACCCTATGATCGATACAATAATCCAGGAGTCCAAACGGCCAGTGTATTGACAGGACCATTTTTAACAAATACAGCCGAAACCACGGAAATTACCGTGGAAAAATCCAGTGGCTTTGTTTATGTCACACAATATACGGCCAATGATATGCCCACCATTTTGTCCAAAAGAGATTATTTAAATCCAACCACTTGGTATGTAGAAAAGAACACTGATCCGAACGGGATTGTCACTTTTGCCAATGACGGTAATCTTTATTATGTGGATATTAATATTACCACGCCAGATGTTCATACATTGGATCGCAATACCTTGGATCTAGGATCTGTCGTGGCCACAATTAGTGATGCTGTCAGTGGCGTAGTTGGATTGGCCGTGCCACTGTATAACATGTAATAAATAAGCACATATTTACAACCATGATTTTAAATTATTTACCATCATAGTTGAGATACTATCATAGTTGAAATTCTGTTGTGTCTAATTATTTTTAATTCATAACGACATTAGCAAAATATCCCTACATAATATTTTTGTTTTTTGAAATTCTCACTTATGTTTTTCTATAAATTGTCATAGATGAACATAAATAAATAATACCCATCATACTTATTAAAAATAATTTACTTGGTAAAAATCAACCAGATGAAGATTTTTATGTTATATCCGGACATGTGCTTGTGGTGAATAGAGCGGAGATCAAATTTGTCCGCTTGTTATATAATCATGAAGAATGGTTGGATTATGCCAAACTAAAAAATTTGGCTAGGGTTAACAATAAACCAAGACCATCAAATTCAAATAATGAAACTAAATCTCGTTTAAATTATTACTTGAATGTGAGTAAAAGAATTGCATTTGGTATTATTTGGATGCACGTCATGTCTATTCATATGTCAAAAACGTACTCAAAAACTGGAAGGAGAACTAATACTCGGATATTCGGCTAAAAATTTCCGAATCTCTTTTGATAAACTATTTTCCGTTGGTTTCGTACATTTGAGACATGATATGCATCCCTTAATTAGGGCAAATCTTAAAAATTCACCTGTTTCGGTACTATAAAAATAAATTTTATCGTATGCACTAATTCTATCATCGATAGTATATATATTGTTTTCATGTCGAGAACTAATAATTTCTTTTTCATTCATGTCGGTGCAAGATGAGCTACATATTTTATCTCTCGTGAGATGATATGTATTAGTGGTCAAATTAAAAATTAACATTTTATAATTGGCATCTTGACCAAGAGTTATGAAATTTTCAACAGCATGAATAGTACGAATAAATGATGAACATTTGCGAATAATTTCTAATTTGACATTAAACTCTCTATCCCGCAAAACAACTTTATCCACATCACAACAAATATATCCATCTGGATAATATTTTATTGTAAAATAATCTGTCCTATTTTTCAATATGAGTTGTGTCTCACTTACCTCGAAAATAGATGCTTTTTCAGCATGACTGCAAATAATTACTTCCTGGCAATCAGGAGAGATTTCACAAGGATGGCAAATTCTTTCGGCAAATTTAATGTATTTTGTGTGTTTATTTTTAGTATCAGGAATAATACTACACCAGGTTATACGCACACGACATGCCCCATTCAATATCATTAAATATTGACTATCAGGCGTGAATGTAAAAGTAACAGCCGTATTAAAAAATTTTCCCTTTTTCGTTTTTAATAAAATTTTTTTTTCTAAATCAAAAATGCCTAACATATCATGATCCATAACAGCACATAATTTATTGTCAGGTGAAATCTCAAAGCATGTGATATCACCAAATCTATGTTCTACATCATGAAAAGTATGAACAATTTCTCCGCGTGAACTGATGATTGCCGGGTAACCATTTTTTTTGTCATAATGATAAGGTCTCTGGTGAGATGTATCATTTCTTACGATAGCCGCAATAAAATAATTTTTGGTTGTATTCCTTTCCAATAATGCTTCAAGTAGCTCCTTCGAGTATTGTTCCAGATAAGAACGATCCGTGTAATTTTTTATGATGACGTTAAGTGCGGTTTCATTAAAATGTAATAATTCTGCCACAATCATGAACTTATTGAAATGCTCGGGACCAAAATCCAAATCAATAAATTTTGAGTCTGACAATTCATCTACTAATTTCATGGTAACATTAACTCCCAAAAAATCATAACAGAGAATACTATCCAGTACGTAATTCGTATGAGGCAATGCCGGAGGCTTTTTCACATCGAAAACTCTTGACAAAATATCATGCATAACATGAGCATTAGGCACTTCAATTGAGATAACACGTTCCGTTTGTTCTGTCATGCCACTGGTGAACATATTTTTGAAATAGTCAAATATGGTTAGAAAAGGTTTACAGCAACTGAATTCCACTGTATTTTGTTTGTCAAACAGATTCAAGGTAACATCTTTCAAAATCCCCTCACAAAAAAATTTTTTCCAATCATGAGTTCTGATAGATGGTATGGAACTGTGTATTTGGTGACTAGATGATCCATCAATTGAGGTTCCAAACATACTCATCTTGTCAATTTAGCGAAACGATTTGGAATTATTTATCACAATTTATCGATTAAACTTAATTTATTAAAATTTACCAATTCTGGTCGAAATATAATATAATTTATTATTTTGGGTTTGTCTACCAATACAAAATTCAATTTTTTGGCCAAGATATTTTTATTATAAGATAATTCAGGATTCGCTTGCATTTAACAATGTAATTATTTTATCGTTGTACTTAGGATTTTCCAATGCCAGATCAATTGCGCGCTTGCCCGAATTATTATATAAATTGATGTCAGTACCGGCTTGTAATAATTGTCGACATATTTCCAGACGAACATTTTGAAAATTAATTTCATCTTTGGCATTCAAACTAATGAAACACATGAGTGCAGTATTGCCATCATTATCTTGAATATTAACATTGGCACCTCGACTAATTAATTTTTTGGCAACTTGTGGTACATTGAGAATGGGTATATTACGACCCGTTAATAGTTTGGCCAAGTGCATTAAAGGTGTCATGCCCTTGATATTAACAAAATTGACATTTGCGCCACAATCTATTAGTATATCAATAATGGAAACATTGGGTACAATATTTTCTGTGGAATCATTACCAGTTAATTCTATGCGGCCCAATAATTTTGATATTGTTTCTGTTTCAACAGCCACAAATAAAGGAGTTTCTCCATAATAATCAGGCACATTAATATCAGCACCATATTTTTGTAACAAATTGACAATGGTTATATTTGGCATACAACCCGCATAAGAATCCATAAGATAATAAGTCAACGGTGTTAACTTAAGAGAACTAAGTAGATTGGGATCACTACCACTTTCTAATAACAATTTGATCGTTTGTGGATTATCCTTGTCCATGCTCAAAGCATGATGCAGTGCAATTTTTCCAGTGTTATCGGTTTGGTTGACATCACACAGACCTACAAGTAACTTAATACCTTCCAAATTTTTGTCGTCTTTTGACATTTCGCAAGCAAACATCAGTGTTGTTTTTTTGCGGGGTGTAAGTAAATTGGGATCAGCACCATAATTTAATAATAATTTGATTTTGTTAGAATCATGAGCACCAACCATAAGTGGTGTTCTGCCAAGAAGATCTCGGGCATTCACATCGGCACCCAATTCCAGTAACAATCTAACATTCTCAACTGATGCAGAATTCCTTGCATCACATGCATAATGTAAAACAGTCCAATGATCCATACCGATAGTGTTAATGTCAGCATCGTATTGTATTAATAATTTGAATACATCTGAATGATCCGTGGACATCATTAATGCCGTTTGACCACATTTATCTGCATAATTAACATTGGCTCCGGAATCCAACAAAATCTGGATAGCCTCTATATTGGGAGATGTGTGCATACAAAGATAAATTAATGCCGTGATATTATTATTGCCCTTGTGTATGGCATTTGGATCAAGTCCCTTTTCCAACAGAAGTCGAATGGTGGCTGGACAAGTCTGATGTTGACTCATTACATTTTCGTGTAGGGGTGAACAAATCATTATTCCTGTTCTGCCTAAATGGTCAACATCCAAAGCATTAGCTCCATAATCTATTAAAAGTTGCACCATTTCGAATTTCACATCAGAATCAGCCCACGCAGCATATAACAATGCCGTAGCTCCAATTTTGTCACGCGCATTAACATCAACACCATTTTCCAACAATAACTTAATAACGGACAAACTACATGCATCCCAACTACTTGTTTTTTGTACAACGTGCATTAAAATAGTCATACCACTATTATCAACTGCATTGGGATTAGCACCATGTTTCAAAAGTAAATAGACTATGTCTTCTCGTTGATTGTATTTGGGAGTTACACACGCATAAAATAGTGGCGTCCGATCATTAGAGTTTGTTTGGTTAATTTGCTCAGGATGAACCAACAAATATGTTTCAATTCGTTGATAGCGATCAGGTATGTCATCCATTAATAAATTCATTAATGGATTAGTTGAAGATTCGTCATAGGCAGATTTCATTATTTGTTAAATAAATTATTTATTATGATATATTACATTTAACCAATATATCATAATAAAATCAATTTTTTTAAGTGACTGAAATTATTCAGATCGTAAATTTTCCAATTAGTTTTGGAATCACTTTATAATTAACGATTTACAATTAATATCTACCAGCCCAAAGACTGACGTTGGTACATTCAAGACCAGCGGGAATTTTAACACGATTGTTAGTTCCTTGGCTTCCATCATAGTATAATGGAACCAATTTCATGGATTCTAGATACATGTATAAATAAGCATTTTCAACGAATCTGGCAGTATTACGACCTTTCTCGACTACGGGTTGGGTAGCCAAAATAAGAGCCATAATACCTGTAACAATGGGAGCAGCCATACTAGTTCCGGACATAGTGGCATATTTGCCATTCAAGTAAGTGGAAGTAATAGTGTTACCTGGGGCCAAAATTTTAACATTAGGACCAAAATTAGAATAGAAAGCCAATTGAGAATAATTAGGGCTTTCGGCGGTGGCACCGACGGTCAAAGAACGAGGTGATCTGGCAGGAGAACGAAGACCAGTATGAATGGCTTCATTACCAGCAGCAGAAACCACAATGATACCCATATAAGTTATCCAATCAATAACTTGATCCAAAGCATTAGAAGCAGGACCAGATAGTGACATGTTGACAATGGCCAATCCATCCCACACAGTGAATCTATTTTGGTAGATCCAAGTTAATCCGGCAATAATATTGGCCAAACTTCCACCACCACCGTCACTCAAAACTTTGATGGCCCATAATTTAACTCCTGGGGCACCACCAACAATACCAAAATCATTATTTTTGGCACCTATAAGACCAGCAACGTGTGTTCCATGTCCGTGACGATCAACCCAATCATCTGGATCACTTGTGGTGAAATTGCGTCCACCGACTACATTTAAATCAGGATGCAAGGAAATACCCGTATCTACAACGAAAACATTTATATCTTCTTTACTAAAATCACTTTTTTGGTATCCTGTCAAAACGGAATTTCTATCGGATCCAATACGAGTTTGGAATGCACCAATAGTTTGGGAACTTTCCTGGGCAAAATATTGATTATCATTAATAATAGTGGCAGTATCCAAACAAGCTACTTTATATTCAGCATCAGTTTCAATAGAGGCAAAATTCACAGCTTGATCTTCAATCAAATGTAAGTCACTGACAGGTGCTTCAATGTGGATAGTATTGGTAGCATCATATCTATGTTTAATCTTAATTTTATCCGGCAAATTAATTTTATTGATATCAACACCATCTTTCAATTTAATAATGTAGGAGTTTTCTGTAGTGTCTCCAACCAATTCGCGGGGCACTGTAATTTGTGTGACAAAATCTTGCTCTGTCATTTTTCTAATTACTCTTAACATATTTTTTTTGCATAGGAGTAGGACGCCTACCATTTTGCCTACCAGTTTGTCTCCCAGTTTTTCTACCAGTTTGTCTGTTAGTTTGAAAAAATCAACATATTAATTTAGTTTTGTCTCGAAAATTTCTTTGATTTCGGAGATTCTGATCACAGACAATAGTTTTTTGCCTTTGTAGTTGCATAGATCTGGTATGGTTGCGTACTCTAATAAAATTTTACACGCCGTGAGATTACTACGAATATCAAAATTATCAATCGCTTGTGTAATAGATGATATAGATATCAATTGTTCCGTGGTAAAAGAATAACTGGTTCTGGGTTTGACGAGTCCTTTCAAAATAATTTTGGCACCATGATCCAAAAGTAAGGTCATTGTTTCGGGTAAAATCCCACAATTGGAATATCTGACAGCATAGGCTAAGGCATTCAAATTATAATTATCTACTAATGAAGTGTCATTATCGTTGCACTAACCTTAATCTTGATGTGGACACATTCAATTAAAACATGAGTTGACTATTATTTCAATACAATTTGTATCTAATAGCCACATGATTTCTCTTAATTTTTTTTCGTTTTTGGTCTTCCTTTCTTTTTCAATATTTGTTTTGCTATGTTCATCATATTTCTGGTAGCGTTATGGTCTCTATTATGGATTGATCCACAAGTTTTACACTTTATCAACTTCCATAATTTCTTCTCATTTACTACCAAATTTGATGTTGGTTTATGACAATGTGAAC